AGTTACGTAAGTAAAAGTTTCATGCCAAGTCAAGCCTTTTCTTATTTAATATATTTTTAGATCGTAGATCTAGTTCGGCATTAACTGTCGCATACCTTTGGACGAGGATTTAGTGTCGCAGATTCGACACAACAATTGGTGTGATAACACCAAAAGTGAAATACGGAAAGTGAGGGATATTTTTGTGGAATAGGGAATGTGGAAACACTGAAAGTGGGGTATTGGATTGGACTGTACACCGACTGGGTATCCTTTGGATTGGTCACCAAAAGTGCTTGATTTTCTTAGCATTTTTCTAATTTAACTGATATGTTATCAGTTTAACTATTTCTGTAACTCATTGATTCGTATACACTTTAGTGTATCACCTCGTATGCCTTTACGCTCTGTGTGCATTATGCACGGCTGACACGCATATGCTCACGCTATGTGGGGGTGGGCGAGTGCCATGCGGGGGTATAGCGTTATATGTATATGTATCTACACACAGAAGGGGTATTTATATAGGTTAGTACACACTAACAACCCTACACTTATCTGCCAACACACGAAACCCCTCACGTTAATTGCCTCACCTGCAATACTTCACCTTAAGTGCTAGGGCTATGGTGTATAATCGATTGTAAGGGGTCTAGAAGCCCCTAGGTTAAGTTTAATTTTTAAGTTGGTACCTAGGTGTCACTTTTAAAACAAACAGCATAGCGAGCTTATTCTGGGTCAATCACCAAAAGTGGCTTACCTTTGGATGGCACTAAAGTGTGTAACATACTACACAATTACAAAAAGTACTTGACAAAAGTATGAAAGTACGGTTAAACTACGTCTAACAGACACTCACTTAAAGTGATACACTTAAATGTAATAGTTAAAATATTAAAAACATATAAGTATAAAAACACTTAAAACTATACACTTATATGTAACTTTAATATTACTTTAAGTACTTTAAGGTAACATTTATGTGACTTTAAATATTACCTTTGAATAACACTTAAATGTAACACTTAAAGTGACAGACAGTTAGACTAAGTTCCGTACTAGGAATTTTATAAAAAGAAGAAAAACAAAGGTTGACAATGTCTGAAAATACTGTAAAACTGTATGTACCTGCAGAACGTAGTTCGAAGCATTCTGCACCTAAAAAGAGATCACGTAAGAAGATCCACTTGCGTGATGATTACGTATTGGAAGATTTCTATCTTGCTATCCGTAACAACAGACTAGATTCCATTCACGTACCCCATAGTGACGTATTCTTCGTGAAAGCGGCACTTGAAAATAGATTCCAAAGGAAGTTCAAGCTTAAGGATGTAGAGGCAGCAATGAGAGCCGAGGGCTGGTCCGAGGCTAGAGTACTTAAACCTACAAGGTATAAATTTAGTTAAGGAGAAGTGAAATGCCTGCAGTAGCCCGTAAAGTTACCAAAAAGATGGCTGATTGGATGGACAAGCAAGTTAAAGAGCGTCCAAGTAATTATTCCAAAGGTGAGATTGAGCAAGAGATGGACATGATTGAAATGTCCAGAATGTCCAAAAAAGATTTAATGGAACTCTCAAAAGGAAAAAGTCGTAGAGCGGAATCTGCATCTTTAGAACTTGATCGTAGGGGTTTTAATAAATTGGGCGAAGAGCCAGAAAAGGCAGCTTCTACTTCTCAGTACCGTGATTGGGCAAAAAGCCAAAAAGAAAAAGAAGTAGAAGGTATGGCTAAGGGTGGCATGGTTAAGAAGAAACCAGCAGCCAAGAAAGCCCCAGCTAAAACTAAATCACGTAGCAATACCTACAACAAATTCTACGGCAAATAAATGAGTTTCTATATCGGTGTGCTAGTCTTCTGCCTACAGAACCAAGGCTGTTACTTTCTCAAGATCAATGAGAACTTTGATAAGATTGAACAGTGTCAAAAGGCTGTACGGCAATGGGACCAGTATGCCCGTAAGGAAGGACTAGAAACCGAGATGGCTTGCTTAGAAGTGACACTAAAACCAAATATCTAGCATGGCTATTGAGTACAGAGGGAAGAAGTTCCCCGGCTATAACAAACCAGTTAAATCAGACCGCCCTGAGAAAAAAGGTATGGTGCTGGCTAAGGAAGGTGAAAAGGTTAGACTGATTCACTTTGGTGACAGTTCAATGGGTCACAACTATAGCCCAGAAGCCCGTAAGAGTTTCAAAGCAAGACATGCCAAAAACATTCAAAAAGGCAAGATGTCAGCTGCATATTGGGCTGATAAAGAACTATGGGCTGGTGCTGGTGGATCAGTCAAACAACCCCCTAAATCTCAGAAAGTAAAGAAAGGTAAGTAAAATGGCAATTTCACGTTTTCTAACTCGGCAATTGGAAAAGATGGACAAGGCAGCAAAGAAGATGGCTGGTTCCCCCGGCTATGATGATGACACAATGGCAGCTCAGAAAGAGTATGCCCGTGAGCAAAAGATTGAAAAGTCTAAGAAACTCAGCAAAGAGGAAGAAGCTGCTGCTGACAAAGAGGCATATGCATCTGCTATGGGTAAAGGTAAGTCTACACCCAAGGGCAAGTTGACTGAGAAAGAGAAGAAGCAGTTGCAAGAAGAAATCAATATGTCTAAGGGTGGCATGTCCAAGAAGAAGCCAATGAAGTACAACAAGGGTGGTATGGTAATGGCTAATTGTGGTGCTTCCATGAAACCTACACAGAAAGCGAAGAAGTAATATGCCAAGCAATAACCCCAACATCTTTAAGCGTGCCTATGAGAACTTGATGGGCACACCTGAGCAGAACAAAAAAGCTAAGGAAGAGATTGAAAAGTACAAAGCTTCTAAAGCTAAGGAAAAAGAAAAGGAAGAGACTAAGATGGCTAAGGGCGGTACTGTGAAGGGGAAAGGCAAAGTTACCAAGTCTGGTTCCAAAGCTGCCAAGACAGGTAAGGCACCTATCCTAGCAATCATGGTCGGTGTAGCTAAGCCGAAGGCTAAGATGGCTAAAGGTGGTATGAGCAAAGCGAATGGTATGAGCAAGAAGAAGTGCTGATATGGCTAGTCAAGATCAACTAGAGATTGACGCACTTACAAAGGAATTGATTGCCTTACGCAAAGAGGCATCTAATCGTTCCGTTCCTGACTCTAAGATGAATCGTAGGATGATTGAGATACAGGACATGATTGCACGTAAGAAATCAGCTACGCTAAGCACTCCGAATGCGACATACAAAAAGGGCGGTATGGTAAAAAAGCAGGCAGCTAAAGTGAAAAAGGTTATGGGGGAGTTTAAGGAGGGGAAGCTACACTCCGGCAAAAAAGGACCCGTAGTCAAAGCCCGTAAACAGGCAGTAGCTATCGCTTTGTCAGAGGCACGAAAGGTTAAGAAGAAGTAATGACTACAGCTATTCTGCCAAAGCTACGGAGTATAGGTACTAACTTAACTGCTGGTACCTCAAATGTTCTTTATACGTGCCCAACAAACTACACAGCTAAAGCGGTACTATTGTTAGTGTCAAATGGTACTGGTGGTAATAAGACAGTCACCATTCAGTGGTACGATGCATCTGCTGGTACATCTTATTCGATTACTAACGGATATATTTTATCAGCGTATAACTTTTTAATTTTTGATCAGAGTTATTTAGTTCTTAACTCTGGTGATTACATTACCGCTACACCGGAGGCAGGTTCTACTATGTCTTCTATCTTTACCGTTGAAGAATACTTTGATCCAGCAAATAAAGAATAATGGCTACTAAAAAGAAATTAGCTGTTAATGCGGCAGGTAACTATACCAAGCCAGAGTTACGTAAAAAGATTGTAGCCCAAGTAAAGGCTGCGGCTACCCATGGAACTGCTGCAGGGCAGTGGTCAGCAAGAAAGGCACAGCTAGTAGCCAAGAAGTACAAGGCAGCTGGTGGGGGTTATAAGTGAGTGCTGCACTTAAAAAAAGCCAGCTATCTCTTAAGTCGTGGGGCGAACAAAAGTGGCGAACCAAATCAGGAAAGCCAAGCTCTAAGACCGGGGAGAGGTACCTACCAGAAGCTGCTATTAAAGCTCTTACTCCTGCGGAATATGCGGCAACAACGAGAGCTAAACGAATGGGCAAAGCGAAAGGTCAACAATTTGTTGCACAACCCAAGGCAATTGCTAAAAAAGTAAAACCCTTTAGGAAAGCAAAATGAGTAGAGAACTCACAGAGAAACAAGCTAAATTTTTAGAAGTTCTGTTTGAACAAGCAGGTGGCGATGTTGTACGTGCTAAGGAGTTAGCTGGTTATTCAGAGAATAGTCCAACATCGGAAATCATCAAAGGTCTCAAGGACGAGATCATGGAACGTACCCAGTTGTACATGGCACGTAATGCACCCCGTGCAGCCATGTCACTTGTAGGTGGTATGGTAGACCCGACAGAATTAGGATTACGTGATAAACTAAGTGCTGCTAAAGATCTATTGGATCGAGTAGGCTTAGTCAAAACCGAGAAGGTACAGGTTGAAGCCACTAACGGTCTAATGATTCTTCCACCAAAGGAACAGACAGACGAGGAGTAGCACATGGCAACCCGTTCTACCATCGGTAAATGGATACTGCCACAACCTAAAGATGCACAAGAGAAGGGGGAATACATATCGATTCCCAAACTAAACGGTAGATTTGAAGCACCGTTTGGGTACAAGACATCGGAAACAGATCCGTTAATGCTTGACCCGATACCGTTAGAGTTAGATGCTTTAGAGAAAGCTAAGAAATATCTAAAGCAGTACCCTTCTAGAGAAGTTGCAGCTTGGTTGACTAAGGCTACAGGTAGATACATATCACACGTAGGATTACTAAGCAGGATAAAACATGAGCAGTATCACCAGACAAAAGCTTCTACTCTCAGAAGCTGGGCTGCCAAATACAGAAAAGCCATTGAAGAAGCGGAAAAACACGAAAAAAGGCTCGGTGGCAAAGCAACAAGACAAGCAAGAGCCATCCTCAACGAGCTTGACGGAGGAGACGAGTGCGAAGAATACTGGTGATGAGGTCTATGTACCTGACATCAGTGAGCAGAATGTAATATTTAAACCCAATCCGGGTCCACAAACAGCGTTCTTAGCAGCACCAGAGCGTGAAGTACTGTACGGTGGAGCAGCTGGAGGGGGTAAAAGTTATGCGATGTTGGCTGATCCCCTGAGATACATGGGTCATCCGCAGTTTAGTGGGCTGTTATTACGTCATACCACTGAAGAATTGCGTGAGTTGATCTGGAAATCACAGGAAATGTACCCTAAAATCTATCCGGGTATCAAGTGGTCAGAGAGAAAGATGCAGTGGGTGGCACCGAGTGGGGCTAGATTGTGGTTTTCGTACCTCGATAGAGACGAAGACGTACTAAGGTACCAAGGTTTAGCATTTAGTTGGGTAGGTTTTGACGAGTTGACGCAGTGGAGTACCCCATTTGCGTGGAATTACATGCGTTCTCGTCTGCGTAGTACAGCACCAGACCTGCCAATCTACATGAGAGCTACAACCAACCCCGGTGGACCGGGTCATGCATGGGTAAAGAAGATGTTTATTGACCCTGCTAGACCGGGAAGATCGTTTTGGGCTACCGACATTGATACTGGGGAGATGATGACATACCCCAAGGGGCACAGTAAGGCTGGGCAACCCCTGTTTAAGCGTAGGTTTATACCTGCAATGCTGACAGATAACCCATATCTTGCTGAGCAAGGTGATTATGAGACGATGCTGCTGTCATTACCAGAGCATCAACGCAAGCAATTGTTGGAGGGTAACTGGGATGTATCAGAAGGAGCAGCTTTCCCTGAATTTAATCGGAAAATACACGTTATTGATCCGATGGACATACCTAAAAGTTGGGTTAAGTTCAGATCGGGTGACTATGGTTACGGTTCTTACTCAGCAATTGTCTGGTTTGCTGTAACCCCCTCAGAACAGCTGGTTGTTTACAGGGAATTGTATGTGAGTAAGGTGTTGGCTAGAGATTTAGCTAACATGATTTTAGAATTAGAGCAAAATGACGGGACGATTCGGTATGGTGTACTGGATTCCTCGTGTTGGCATAAGAGGGGAGACACTGGTCCATCCTTAGCTGAACAGATGATTCAGCAAGGGTGTCGGTGGAGACCCGCAGATAGAAGTGCAGGCAGTCGTGTTTCAGGTAAGAATGAAATACATAGGCGATTACAGGTTGACCCCTTTACAGAAGAGCCAAGACTGGTTATAACTAGCAACTGTACAAATTTAATTGCACAATTGCCCATTATTCCTTTGGATAAACATAATCCAGAGGATATTGATACAAAGTCTGAGGATCATTTATACGATGCTCTTCGGTATGGTATTATGAGTAGACCAAGAAGTAACTTATGGGATTACAATCCCTTACACCAGAAGTCTGGGATGTCATTAGCTGACCCCACATTTGGATATTAAAGGTAAAGAATGGCAGATAAAAACCTGATCGAAGACGAATCCATTAATCTAAAAGATGTGAGTAACATCAACGAGGAAGATCCTGTAGCTGCTCCTATTGTTCAGCTATTGATGGATAAATACACCAAGGCTGAGACTACAAGACGAAATGATGAAGAGAGATGGCTAAGAGCCTATCGCAACTATCGTGGCTTGTATGGTCCTGATGTACAGTTTACTGAGGCAGAGAAGAGTCGTGTGTTTATCAAGGTCACTAAGACTAAAACACTGGCAGCCTATGGTCAAATTGTAGATGTACTATTCTCAAACAATAATTTCCCAATCAGCGTAGATCCTACTGTACTACCAGAGGGTGTAGTAGACACAGTTAGCTTTGATCCAAGTGAAGAGAAAGTTCGTGCTGCTGTTCCTAACTTTTCTCCGTATGGATACAAGGGTGACGGTAGAGAATTACCACCCGGTGCTACATTTAAAACACTACAAGATCAACTAGGTCCTCTAGCAGAGGAACTGTCTGGTATTAACAATCTCAATGAAGGTCCCGGTCAGACTCCTACTGCTGCCACATTTAGCCCAGCCATGGTTGCAGCTAAAAAGATGGAAAAGAAAATCAAGGATCAGCTAGATGAGAGCAATGCTAGTAAGCAACTAAGATCTACTGCATTTGAGATGGCACTCTTCGGTACAGGTATTATGAAGGGTCCTTTTGCTATAGACAAGGAGTATGCAAACTGGACAGCAGAAGGCGATTACTCTCCTGTTATTAAAACCGTACCATCCACATCGCATGTAAGTGTTTGGAATCTGTATCCAGATCCAGACGCATCGAACATGGACGAAGCTCAGTACATTATTGAGCGACACAAGATGAGCCGCAGTCAAATGCGTGCACTTAAGAAGCGTCCATTCTTCCGTGCTAAAGTAATTGATGATGTTATTGCTCGTGGTGAATCATATACTAAGAAGTACTGGGAAGACGATCTCAATGACTATCAGGTAGATACAGGCATTGATCGCTTTGAAGTCTTAGAGTTTTGGGGTTCCGTTGAGAGAGCTATGCTCGAAGAGAACGGAGTTAAAATCCCTGCCGAATTAAATGCTGCCGATGAATTACAGGCAAACATTTGGTATTGCAATGGTCGTATCTTGCGAATGGTATTAAATCCCTTTAAGCCAGCTAGGATTCCGTATTATGCTGTCCCCTACGAGCTAAACCCCTACTCTTTCTTTGGCATCGGTGTCGCAGAAAACATGGACGACACACAAACTTTAATGAATGGGTTTATGCGTATGGCGGTAGACAATGCCGTCCTATCTGGCAATTTAGTGTTCGAGGTGGATGAAACCAATCTCGTTCCCGGTCAAGACCTGTCTGTGTATCCCGGAAAAGTATTCCGTAGACAAGGCGGTGCTCCCGGTCAGGCAATCTTTGGTACGAAGTTTCCTAACGTATCCAATGAAAACCTACAGTTGTTTGACAAGGCTCGTATATTAGCTGACGAAGCTACTGGGTTACCGTCTTTCTCACATGGGCAGACAGGTGTATCTGGTGTAGGTCGTACAGCTAGTGGTATTAGCATGTTAATGAATGCTGCATCTGGCAGTATCAAGACCGTTATTAAGAACGTAGATGATTATCTCCTACGCCCTATCGGTGAAGCATTCTTTAGCTTTAACATGCAGTTTGATTTTGACGCTGAGATTAAGGGTGACTTAGAAGTTAAAGCCCGTGGTACCGAAAGTCTCATGGCTAACGAAGTACGTAGCCAAAGACTCATGCAGTTCTTGCAGATTGCTAGTACACCAGCACTTGCACCTTATGCAAAATTCCCGTATATTATCAGGGAGATTGCTAAGGCAATGGATCTGGATCCTGAGAAGGTTACCAATAATATTGATGAGGCAATCCGACAGGCTATGCTAATGCAACAAGGTCAACCCCCTGCCCCAGCTGCGGGTGCTCCCGGAGTTCCCGGTGTAGCGGATACAGCAGGCACTGGCGGTGGCAACATTGGTATTGGTATGGCACCTACACCACAAGAACAAGGATTCACAGGCAATGAGCAACAACCACAGCCACAGCAACAAGCCGTACCTCCCCAAGCTTAAGGGACTAGTAAACACAAATACTCAGTGGCAAGCGTTTACAGATATGCTTGACTATTACATTGAGTTGCATCAAAAGAAGTTAGAGCAGTCGGTAGAACCTGTTAATTTATACCAAGCTCAAGGTGCGATTACAGCACTGCGACAGCTTAAACATTTGAGAGACGAAGTCAATGCGGAAAGCAAAACAACAAACTAAAAAACTTCTAGAAGAAGGCGGCATGCTTCAAGAGGGCGGTACGGTTGATCCTGTTAGTGGTAATGACGTACCCGTAGGATCTATGCAAGAAGAAGTTCGTGATGACATCCCTGCTAAACTAAGCGAGGGAGAGTTTGTATTTCCTGCTGATGTAGTTCGTTACATTGGGCTAGAGCGTTTAATGCAAATGCGTCAGGCTGCCAAAGAAGGTCTCAAGAAGATGGAAGCCATGGGGCAGATGTCTAATGCAGACGAAGCTACCGAAGAGGATGACGGTGAGTTTGAGTCTGAGTTAGATGACATTATGTCAGAGATTGAGTCTGAAGAAGGCGAAGAAAAAGAAATGGCTGTAGGCGGTATGGCTACGGAACAACAGCCTGCCATGCCAGAGGGAATGACACAAGAAGCTGCTGCTCCCAAAACCCCACAGCTTACACCAGAGCAGATGGATTACATCAATAAAACAGCAGAGAATATGAAGGCTAAAGAGCCGGAGTTAGCTGGTATTGAACAGAGCACTCCTACCGAGGGATTAAATCCTAGTGATATTATTAAAAGCAACTTTCCTGCAGAAGAACAAGGAAAGGCAGATGAATTTATTGCAAAGGTAGAAAGATTGAATCGTGCACAAAGATTGATTTCTACTCGCTACAATGACACAGTTATACTAGGATTTGTAAAGAGACCCGGTGTTGTAGATCCATACTTCTTCTCTAACGATCCACCTGAGAAATTAGACAAAGCAATACAGGCAGGAATAGAGATTGCAAAGAAAGCAGGCATTAAACGATTTGAGTCTAACCAAAAAAACAATGTATCCGCATTAGAGAATTTAGGGTACGAGGTGCAGCAAACTGAAAATGGATGGTCTTTAGATATAGCGTAGTACTATGATAAAAATAATAAGAGCTGAACAAAGCCATTTTGATACGCTGTTTAGTTTAATTGAGTCAATGATTGCCGAAGGTGCTTTTTCACATGCAAAGGCATCTAGGAAGAGAATACAAGATCTTTTTAATTACCCAAAGGGTGCCGCTTTTCTTGCATATAAAGAAGATAAGTGCATCGGTTTTGTTGGAGCCATAGTTGCGCCTTTCTTTTTTTCTGATTATGAGAGAGCAACGGACTTGGGCTTTTATATATTGCCTGAGCATCGGGGAGGTAGAACTGCTTTTCTCCTTCTACGTGCAATAGAAGATTGGGCTAGATCTATGGGTGTTTCTGAAATGTATATGGGACACAGTGTTGGCGGCAAGATAGAGGAAATGAAAAAATTCTATATCCACAACGGCTATAAGATTGGTGGATTTAATAGTGTTAAAAAACTATAAGGAATAATATATGTGTGGTGGCGGTGGAATCCCAATCGTAAGTGATGTAGTTGATTTTGTCGGAGATACTTTAGACAAAGCAGACAACTGGACAGAAGACGTAGGTGAGGAATTAGCAAAGATTGATCCGGGTCCTGTTATTGGAGACACACTTGCTAAATTTGACGAAGAAGTGTTGCAACAGATAGATGTAGGCACAGTGGCTACAGTAGCTGCCATTGCTACACAGCAGTATTATCTTGTACCCTATATCTCTGCTGCTAATACAGCAATTAAAGGTGGGGATATTACTGACATTGCTACGTCATTCGGTATTTCATATGCAGCTACTACATTTGCACCACAGCTTAGTAAGGAAGTTCTTGGTGCAACAGGAAGTAAAGTACTTGCTTCTACTGTAACAGGTGCAACAATTGGTGCTGGTACTGGGGGTGCTCAATCCGTAGCTGCTGGTAAAGATTTCTTTCAAGGTGCGGGAAGAGGTGCCGTTGTAGGTGGAGTTACTGGTGCCGTATCTAGTGGAATTAGTGAAGGATACAACACGATTAAAAGCGAGTTAGGTGTTGGAACATCTTACAGCCCTAATGCAACTATTGATGCTAACTTTATTGCAGATTCTGCGTCTGGGTTACGTGCTCAAGGAATTGGTGAGCAACAGTTAGCTGACATTCTTGCACAGGAAGGTGTTGATCCTTTTGTGGCTACAGATGCAGCACGTATGGCGTGGAGTGATATTGGGCAGCAGGCAATTGCCCAGAACTTACAAGGTTCCTATAGTGCTAATGAAATGTTTACACCTCCAGCACCAGTTGATACTGGATTAGAAAAAGCAGGTAAGAAGTTTGCAAGTGATGTTATATCAAAGAGTATCCTAGGCGAGATACTTCCTTCCGATGGGTCTATGCCTGATGGTCTGCTGACATTGAGAATGAGATCCCGCTATAGTCCAACAGATGATATGACTGAGGATTTAACGGGCTTTGGTAATGTTAAGTTGACAGAAGTAGCCCCAGCTAAGTATGATTTAAAACGATTCGTAAATGAATCAGGTCAATCAACTATGATTTCATTTAAGGACGACCAGCCACAAGCACCTATCCCTGCTGGGTATAAAGAGGCAGAGACAATTGGTGCTGCGGAGGGTGGACTTATGACCACCACTATGGTAAAATATAGTAAGAAACCTTTGCTTGCTCCTCGCAAGAAAGTACAAAAACCAAATAATAAGACAGCTAAAAAGGGGTTAGCTGTTAAGAAATAAAACAATTCCCCTAAACAATGGCTACCTAATACCCCAGTTTAATCTGGCTACTGTTAGCCCCAACCAACGAGGAAAAGATGGAACTCCAAAAAGTAGAAGTACAAACGAAAGCAATGTCGGGATTTGCAACACGTAATGCTAACAAAGAACGCATTGAAAAAGAAGAAGAAGAACTAAAACAGCTTGCAGAGGCTAACAAGCCAGAGGAAGCTAAGGCACAAGATGCCGAGGATTTTGAAGGGGAAGAACCTTCTAGTCCAGAAGAAAAGAGTTTTAAGAAGCGATATGGAGATTTGCGTAGGCATACTCAAAAGAAAGAACTTGAGTTGCAAAAGCAGATTGACGAACTCAAGGAACAGTTAGAGAAGTCAGCCACTAAGCAATTACGTATGCCTAAGTCGGCAGAAGAGATTGCTGAATGGTCTAAGGAATTCCCTGATGTGGCTAAGATTGTCGAGACAATTGCAATGCAAAAGGCTCAAGAGCAGTCTAAGGCACTAGAGGAGCGAGTCAAGAAACTGGACGAGCTTCAGGCAGATACCCTAAGACAACGTGCAGAGGCAGAATTGATGCGTCTACACCCAGACTTTAATGACATTCGGGAACAAGCCGAGTTTCATGATTGGGTGGAAGCACAGCCTAAATGGGTACAAAATGCTCTATATGACAATGAGACGGACGCTATTTCAGCTGCTCGTGCCATTGATTTGTATAAGGCAGACATGGGCTTGAATACCAAAAAGGTTAAGAAGTCTGAGGATAAAGAGGCTGCAAGATCAGTAGGAAATAGTAGGAAAGCAGACTTTGATTCTGCCAATGAGCAAGGAGTTATCCGTGAATCTGATGTAGAACGGATGTCTCCTGCAGAATATGAGAAAAACCATGAAGCTATTGTTGCTGCAATTAAGGCGGGTAAGTTCATTTATGACCGCACTGGTTCTGCACGATAAGTATTGACAAATAGGATTTTTGCTTTATAACTGTAGTACAGTAGGGTAGGGGATTCGTCCCCTGCCTCTGCCCTAAACTGCCACCCATAGCTAGGGTCAACCAGTGTATCGGGCAAATAAGTAGCATTGAAACGCAACACAGTAATTCATAGGACTACCCTAACATAGTTAGCCCTTATATCTTAAACAGTCTAGAGGTTTAAGCTATAAGCACCTAGCATCATAGGCTCCAAGAATGTATGTAAGCGTATTTATTAATATGCCTTTCATTTATTAGGAGAAATATAAAATGGCATTTCCTTCAGCAGCAGGTTACGGCAATTTACCGAATGGTAATTTTTCGCCAGTAATTTATTCCAAGCAAGTTCAGCTTGCTTTCCGTAAGGCTTCCACAGTAGAAGCTATTACCAACAACGACTATTTTGGCGAAATCGCTAACATGGGCGACAGCGTTAAGATCATCAAAGAGCCAGAAGTTTCTGTTCAGTCGTATGCTCGTGGCACACAAATCACAGCACAAGACTTGGATGACGAGGACTTCACACTCGTAGTTGATCAAGCTAACTACTTCGCATTCAAGATTGATGACATCGAAGCAGCCCATAGCCATGTTAACTTTATGTCGATGGCTTCTGATCGTGCAGCTTATCGCTTGCGTGACCAGTATGACCAAGACGTATTAGGCTATCTCTCTGGCTACAGCCAATCCGCTAAGCACAGCTCGCCTGACACAGCTCGTACAACTTTCCCCGGCACAAAAGCTATTGCTACTGCCGACAATGATGAGTTGTTAGCTTCCATGAAGTTGAGCCGCCCAAGCTTTGGTAACTTGACAACAGCAGGTTCTGCTGGTGACTCGATTCCTTTGGCTCCACGTCTGCCCGGTGCAACATCTGTTCCTGCAACAACCGTATCCCCATTGTCCGTTATCGCTCGTATGGGTCGTTTGTTGGATCAACAGTTCGTTGACACAAATGGTCGTTGGTTAGTTGTTGACCCAGTCTTTATCGAGATGTTGAAAGACGAAGACAGCCGTCTCTTGAACGGTGATTTTGGTGGATCTGGTCTCCAGAATGGTTTAGTTGTAAATAACCTCCATGGTTTCCGCATCTATGTTTCCAACAACCTACCCAAGATTGGTACAGGTCCCGGTACTTCTGGTACTTCGGCTCAGTCCACAAACTTTGGTGTAATCGTTGCTGGTCATGACGCTGCTGTTGCTTCTGCTCAGCAGATCACCAAGACTGAGAGCTATCGTGATCCTGACAGCTTTGCTGACATTGTTCGTGGTATGCATTTGTATGGTCGCAAGATCCTCCGTCCAGAGGCTATTGTTACCGCCAAGTACAACGCAGCTTAATTTAAGGAGAATATAAAATGGCTTTAGTACAATCCCTCCGCAATCATGCGTTTAAGGTAGAGAAGTTCGTAGACCTCCCAGCTACTTCTGGTACAACTGTAGGTATTGCTGTTCCTGCTGGTACTTTAGTTTTAGCTGTTGGTTTCGAGCCAAGCGAAGCAGTTCCTAATGTAACGACCTACACAATGGACATTACAGACGGTACAACTACTTTCGCTAATGACCTAGACTTCGACAATACTGCAGCTGGCACCATTAAAATTGGTACTACTGCTGGTGTTGTTGCTGCTGCTGATACCATTGACGTTGTAACAACAATTTCAGGCTCACCCGGAGTTATCTCTGGTCGTGTGTTTGCTATCGTTGTTGATGTTAATGAGGCAGCCGTAGCTGCTGACGCAGTTGATCGTGATCAGTTGGCTTAAGTAGTAGCTTAAAGGGGTGGGGGTCAAAAGCCCCCACTTTTACTCATGTTTACCTTTGACAATGTTAATGTAGTTTCCAGTTCTAATAGACCTTTATCTCCAGAGGAATGGTCCAAATTAGCTGCAGATAAAATTATCTATGTTGGAGATCAAACAGAGGGTCCTATTAAGGATCAGGCAATTGCTTATAAAAACCGGATTCAAAAAATTATTGAGTACTATATTGCACAAGCAGTTACGTCTCACGAAAAACATCTACTACAAAGGAAATTCTGATGGCAATCACTACAGCGATGTGCACATCTTTTAAGAAAGAACTTCTTGAAGCTAAGCACGACTTTAATGCAACAAGTGGTGACACTTTTAAGATTGCATTATTTACTTCCTCAGCCACATTAGGTGCAAGTACTACTGACTATTCAACAACAAATGAAGTAGTTGGTACGGGCTATACTGCTGGCGGGAATACTCTAACAAACATTGATCCTACAACTAGTGGAACAACCGCTTTTGTAGATTTTGCAGACAGCACTTGGTCTTCTGCTACTATCACAGCTAATGGTGCTTTGATTTATAACACCACAGCCGATGCTGGTACTGGTACCACTAATGCCGTAGCCGTTCTTGCTTTTGGTGGAGACAAGACATCTACCAATGGTGACTTTGTAATTCAGTTCCCTACTGCTGACGCATCTAACGCAATTATCCGTATTGCTTAAGGAGTAGCAATTGGCTACTTCCACCACTACTGGTGCTATATACGGTGTAGGTGTCTACGGAGTAGCACGCTATGGCGTAATTGATACTACTGTCATTGTTGACGGGGTACAAGCGTCTGGTGCAGTAGGTAATACCACTGTAGTCGCTAAAGCAGTAGCCTTAGTAACTGGTGTACAAGGCACATGCACTACAGATAGTGGAATTATAATTACAGGTGATGCAAATCATGCCGTAGTTGGAATTGTAGCTGCTGGTGCAACTGGTCAAGTAGGTGTTGTAGGTGTTGCAGTTACATCTACTGTAGGTGTGGAAGCTACTGGTTTTGTAGGAACTTCTACAATACAAGCAAATGCCGTAGCTGTTGTAACTGGAGTATTCGCTACTGGACAAGTAGGAAATACTACCCAGATTGGATATGCTAATGTAGCATTGACTGGCGTATCTGCCACCGCAGATGTTGGCACAATTATTGTAGCCGCCTCTGCTAATGCCCCTGTAACTGGAGTATCTGCTACTGCGGAAATAGGTACAGTACAAACCACTGCCGCTGCCGTAGTTGATGTTACTGGCTTAGAGGCAATTGGCACTGCTGGTACGGTAACTACCAGAACAGAAAATAGATTTGAAGTATTTGGTGTAGAGGCAACAGGAGAAGTAGGTACAGCTGTTGTAGTAGCAAAAGCACTAACTTTATCCGACAGTGTAGTTGCTTCCGGTGAAATTGGAACAACAGAAGTCGTTGCAAAAGCAGTGACTAATTTAGTAGGCGTTGAGTCTACTGGTACTGTAAATGATGTAGCTATCGGTGAAAATGCTAGACCTACATTTGATCCAGTTAGTGCGACAGGTGAAGTAGGTAGTGTAGTAATAGTAGCTAAATCCGTATTCGTTCTACCAAGCGTTGCTAGTGTTGGAGAACTCGGAGAAGAAGTAGTAAGAGCAGCAAGCAATTACACGATTAATGTAAATGCTTTAGGAACAACAGCAGTAGGAACAGTAAGCTTTAAACTAGGTTGCACTGTTTCTTTAAGTGGATTACAGGCAAGTGCTTTACTAGGCACGCCACAAATAAATACAACTGCATTTGATTATGTAGCAGTAAAAGAGCAGTATGATAGAGATAGAACAGTATACGTAGAGCGTAGAAGCTCCAGCAGGGATAGAACAGTATACGTTCCTGCTCAGAATAGAACTGTATATGTTGAGAGAAAATCAACAACTGAAGATAGAATTTTACTTGCTGCTTAAAGGGGAATAGAGTGTCATTTAAGTGGGTTAATAAAGATCCTGATGAAGTGCTAGATTACAGTGTTGACTGGTCTAGATTTCTAAGCGGTGCTACCATAACTACCGTCAATTGGTTTGTTGATAATTCCTCTGGGGTTAAAACAGCAATCAATGCAGGAGTAGTTGTTAATGGCATTCAGAATGTGTCACAAACAAATACCGATACGGTAGCCACAATCAATTTGGGATTGGGCACTTTAAACAAAGAATATAAATTCTATTGCCGTATCCAAGACAGCACGGGCAGCATAGCAGAGCGTGTAATAAAACTGCGGATTAAGGAACAATAATGGCATATGACTTTTTAGGTTTAGTAAATGATGTCAACCGTAGACTTAACGAAGTAGAACTAACTTCTGCTAACTTTTTAAATGCCAAAGGTTTTTATGGTCAGGCTAAAGAGGCAGTAAATTCTGCTATTCAAGATATTGACCAGCTGCAGCACGAATGGTCTTGGAACCATGTCACACAAGAAGAGACCCTTTCTGATGGTGTAACACGGTACTCTTTTCCTAGTGATGCTAAAGTAATTGATTTTGATTCTTTTAGAATAAAGCGTAGTGATACTTTCAACAATCAAACAAAACGATTAAAAGTAATTAGCTACGAAGAGTACTTAGATAAATTTGTAGATCAAGAATATAACTCTGATACTAGTTTGCTAGATACACCGGAGTATGTGTTTCGTGCACCCGGACTAGAGTTTGGTATTGTGCCAGCACCAAAAGAAGATTATGAACTTATTTATGAGTACTATCGCAATACTATTAATTTAGTTAATGATACTGATGTACCTAGCATTCCTGAAATGTATCGGAATGTGATTGTTGACGGTGCTATGTACTATGCGTATATGTTCCGTGGTAATGAACAGAGTGCAGCTGTTGCAAAGACTAAGTTTGAGCAAGGCATTAAAGCTATGCGTATCATGCTAATCAATAGATACGAGTATGTGAGATCTACAGCAATACAACAAAACAAAAGATATATTGCCGGATACAGGGTTAATTAATGGCTGATAGATGGAATACATTCCCCTTTGAGTTTAGAGGGGGATTAATGACGAACTTGCCTCCCTTACAGCAAGGCATACAAGCTCCGGGGAGTGCTAGAGTTCTTCGTAATTTTGAGCCGTCTATTTCTGGTGGCTATAGACGTATTGAAGGTTTTGAGAAGTACGACACGGCTAGGGTAAATCCCTACGGTGCGTGTAAGGTACAAGGTAGTGGGCAAAGTGGAACTACTTTAGTTGTAGCAGGAGTGTACGCTCAACCTAACTCTGGGGACACATTGACTGTTTCTGGTGTTACTGGAACTTATACAATTGCCAATAGCGGGGTTTCGTATAACTCCAATACTAAGGTAGCTACTTTGACATTGACTGCTGCTTTAGCTTCAAGTCCAGCAGACAAGGCAACCGTAACTTTTGTAACAGGCAGCGGAATCATTAATGGTGTTGCTGCTTGGAGAGATAAAGCAATTGCAGTACGTAATGGCAGTATATATAAGAGTGAAGGAACGGGTTGGACTTTAATTAGTGTTCCGTCTTATGGTACGACACTGGTAAATGGTGGTTCTCAGACTGGCGGTAGTTTGATTATAGATGGCTTGACTGCCACACCACAGGTTGGAGATACATTTACTGTTGCTGGCATTGAAAAAGTATACACAATCACCAGCGCAGTAACTGTCACAAGCGGAGGGGCTACTTTAAGTATTTCCCCTAATTTAGCTTCTAGTCCTGCCGACAATGCCGCAGTTACTTTTTTAGCAACAGATCGAACAAGCATTTATAAAAATAGATTCTCTAAATATAGGCTAGGAACGTCAGATAAAATTGTAGGTGTAGATAGTACTAACCCACCATTTTTATATGACAACAGTACGTTTACAGAATTAAATACAGCACCAGCAGATGTTATTGGTGCAGAGCATGTAATCTTTTTTAAGAATCAGTTGTTTTTTGCTAAGGGTGAAATACTTACTTTTACAAGCCCTTACACAGATTCTGATTTTAATCCAGCCAATGGGTCTGGTGTAATTAATGTAGGTACTGCAATTACTGGATTGACAATTTTCCGTGAGCAGTTAATTGTATTTGGACAAAAGAAGATCCTACAATTAGTCGGTAATACATTAAGTGATTTTGTATTAAAACCCATCACAGAAGATATTGGATGTGTTGATACGGACACAATTCAAGAAGTCGGATCTGACATTATGTTCTTGGGACCCGATGGATTGAGGCTGCTAAGCGGTACGGATCGCTTTGGAGACTACGGTGTTGGGGTAGTGTCTAAAGTAATTCAAAGTGAGATGCTCTCGTTTATTCAAGCAAGTACGTCTTTTGCTAGTGTAGTTATAAGAGAGAAATCTCAATACAGAATATTAGGCTATAAAGAAACAATTACTACCGAGAATGCTTTAGGAATCTTGGGGACTCAAACTACTGGGGATCAGACTAATCAAGTATCGTGGGCTGAGCTTCGGGGTATTAGGGCGTATGTAGCTGACGGGGAGTATTTTAATAAGACAGAAACTACCCTGTTTGCCCACACGGATGGGTACGTCTATGAGATGGAAAGGGGTAATAACTTTGATGGTGCAAATATCATCGCCACCTTTTCTACCCCATTTGTACCCATGGATGATCCAAGAATTAGGAAGACTTTTTATAAACTAATTCTATATACGGATCCACAGGGAAGTGTTACAACTTCAGTTAATTTAAAGCTTGACTTTGATAATGAAGATGTGGTACAACCTGAGACAATAATACTGTCTAATACTACGGCAGTTGCTGCATTTTACGGTGGGCAATTGTCTACTTACGGAACAGTAACTTACGGTGAAAAACTGCGTAGGCTATTTGAAACCCAAGTTATTGGTTCTGGCTTTACAGTGTCTTTACAGTTTGTTTCAAACGGTCAAGATCCACCGTATTCATTAGATGCTGCAACTTTAGAATACGCCACTTTCGATAGACGATAAGGTATAAATATGGCTGGTTATACACGGAACGATACAGTAAATAATATTGCTACGGGTAATATTATTAATGCGTCAGACTTAGACGGTGAATTTGATTCGCTGCAGGCTGCCTTTAATGCGTCCACAGGACACGTTCATGACGGTACAGCAGCTAACGGTGCACCTATTACTAAAGTAGGTCCTGCTCAAGATTTAGTTGTTAGTGGGACTGCTGTAACTCCAAAGACAGACAATGTCCTAGACTTAGGTTCTTCAACCACTGAGTTTAAAGATCTATGGATTGATGGAACTGCCAACATTGACAGTCTTGTAGCTGACACTGCTGATATTAATGCAGGTACAATTGATAATACATCTGTCGGTGCCACTACCCCAAGCACTGGCGCATTTACAACGCTATCGGCATCCGGCACTTTAAGTGCTACTAACAATGCTACTGTGGGCGGTACTCTTGGAGTAACTGGTGTAGCTACATTTACTGCTCAGCCAGTAATGAATTCCTTAACTGCTTCTCAGGCAGTTTTTACTAACGGCACTAAAGGCTTAGTTTCTAATGCAATTACTGGTACAGGTAACGTGGTTATGTCCACAAGCCCTGTGCTTACTACACCTAACCTAGGAACACCCAGTGCGGCTACTTTAACCAATGCCACAGGTCTTCCAATTTCGACTGGTGTTAGTGGGCTTGGTACTGGCGTAGCTACATTCTTAGCTACACCTTCCTCTGCTAACTTACGTACAGCAGTTACTGATGAGACGGGTTCTGGTGCATTAGTATTTGCCACTAGCCCAACACTTGTAACTCCTGCACTTGGAACACCAAGCTCCGGTACTTTGACTAGCTGTACAGGTTTGCCACTCACTACGGGTGTTACTGGAACACTACCAATTGCTAATGGTGGTACAGGTCAGACTACGGCTAACGCAGCATTAAATGCTTTACTGCCAACACAGACAAGCAATGCTAATAAGTATTTAAAGACAGACGGCACAAATACTTCATGGGATGATTTAAACATCTCTACTGCCGATATTACTGGCACTTTACCTATTGCTAATGGCGGTACCAATTCAACAGCAACACCCACATCTGGTGCAGTAGCTTACGGTACAGGCACAGCATTTGCATTTACTTCTGCTGGAACATCCGGTCAAGCTCTTGTATCTAATGGCTCTTCTGCACCAAGTTTTCAGACACTGACTCTTGCTAACCTCCCTGACGCTTGGGTTAAAAGATCTTGTCGTGTAGCTACGACAGCCAACATCACTCTGTCCGGTACACAAACCATTGACGGAGTTGCAGTAATTGCTGGTGATCGTGTATTGGTCAAAAATCAAACAGCACAAGCAGAAAATGGTATTTATGTAGTTGCTGCCGGAGCGTGGACTCGTGCTACTGATGCAGATAGTGCAGCAGAATTGGCAGCAGCTGAGGTGGGCATCGATAGTGGTACAGTCAAT